TTAGCATCTGGCAAAAAGCCTACAGACGAAATGATGGGCGCAACGCTTGTTAATAAGCCTATGACCATCAAAGTCATGATGTGGGAACAGCAGAAGACAGACGGCTCCATGGGCCGTGGCAATTGGATCGCAGCTGTAGCGCCTCGCGGTGGTAAAGCTGCTGCACAAGCTTCTAAACCTGCAGTCACTGAGGACGAAGACGCTCCGTTCTGAGGGAAACGAGCGTTGTAGTGGAGGAGGGGGCTTTCTACCCTGTTGGCCCCCTCCTTTTTAAAGGACATAAAATGGAACAGCGTAGTCCAGAATGGTTTAAAGCTCGAGAGGGTCGGGTCACAGGATCTGCTGTCGGCGCGATTCTTGGCCTATCTCCTTTTCAAAAGCCTGATGATGTTATGCGCAAGATGTGCCGCGACTATCACGGCTTGCCAAACGAGTTCAAAGGAAACGTTGCCACAGAATGGGGCACGCTCCACGAGCCCGGCGCAATCATCGAATACGAAATGATCACTGAGCGCACCGTGAGGTCAGCTTCATTTGTTGCGCATGAAGACTGGCTCGGCGCTTCGCCCGACGGTTACGTTGGCGATAACGGTCTGATCGAAGTAAAATGTCCTTTTAGGTTGCGGTATGAGTTCGCGCCCGTAAAATTTAAGTTTCTTAAACAACAGCAGCACTACTATGCGCAAGTTCAAGTGCAGTTGTTTGTCACGCAGCGCGACTGGTGCGACTTCTGGCAATGGACGCCAAATGACACGCATCTCGAGCGCATCGAGCGAGACGATAAATATCTTGAGACAATTCTAGTGCCTCTTAAAAATTTTTATAATCGTTATTTAGAAAAACGTGAGACGTGGACAGAAGATGGGCAAGCGATCTGATTTTGAAACAAAAACACTTGCGTTCTACCCAACGCCTGCTGCAGCTGTTCAGCCGCTTATATCGTTTTTGCCAGACAAGATATTCTTCTGCGAGCCGTGCGCTGGAGACGGTGCTCTCGTAAAACATCTTGAGCATCATGGGCACTCATGCACGATGGCATACGATGTCGAGCCGCGCGCTGATTGGATCCTTCGCCACGATGCTTCATGGATTACCGAAGCAGAGATATGCAACGCAGATTTCATCATAACAAACCCGCCATGGGAGCGGACGGTTCTTCACCAAATCATTGATCGCTGTTCGCGTTTAGCGCCGACATGGCTGCTCTTCGACGCGGACTGGATGCACACAAGACAAGCAACCCCCTACCTCGAGTATTGCTTACGCATTGTCTCGGTCGGGCGTGTCAAATGGATAGAAGAGAGTGTAGGAGCAGGAAAGGACAACGCATGCTGGTATCTTTTTCATCAACCGAAGGAAGACCCGAAAGTTTATCGTATGAAGACCGCGCCGAGGTTTCACGGCAGGGCATGAAACTTCGCCCGTATCAACAAAAAGCTCACGATGCTATTGTTAAATTTGTTCGTAAATATCATGTGCCATGCCTGATCGAAGCCGCCACAGGCGCAGGCAAGTCTCACATCATTGCAGCACTTGCTCAAACCATCCGCGAGATCAGCGGTGGCAAGCGTGTGCTTTGCCTTGCTCCTTCGGCCGAGCTAGTCATCCAGAATAGCGAGAAATACAAGCTCACGGGCGAGCCCTACTCAATCTTCTCGGCGAGCGCCGGGCAGAAGAGCCTGCGCCATCCGGTTGTTTTCGGAACGCCTGTAACGGTCAAGAACAAGATCAAGAAGTTCGGCAAAGAGTTCGGGCTGATCGTCATCGACGAGGCCCATGGCATCACGCCAACGGTGAAGCTTATCATCGAAGCGATCCGCGCCGAGAACCCTCTCGTCCGCGTGGTCGGCATGACTGCAACGCCTTATCGCATGATGGGCGGATACATTTTCCGCCAGTGGGACGATTATGTTGCGGTGTCAGAAGAGCACACCAAAGACCCATACTTTGCCATGCTCGTTGATCGCATCACCGCGCGCGAGCTTATTGATCTTGGCTATCTCACACGGCCGACCATCGGGTCGATCGATGCCGAGTCATATCATACGCTCGACATGGAGCTGAACAACCGTGGTCAATTCAATGCGTCCGACGTTGATCGCGCCTATATCGGGCAGGGCCGCAAGACGGCTAAGATCATTGCAGACATCGTTGCCAAGAGCCGCGATCGTAAGGGTGTCATGATCTTCGCGGCAACCGTGCAGCACGCGCGCGAGTGCCTTGAAAGCTTGCCTGCAGAGCTTTCCGCGATCGTTACAGGTGAAACGCCAGCCAAAGAGCGCGCCGCTATCATCGCGGCGTTCAAGGCGCAGAAGATCAAGTACATTGTAAACGTGGCCGTGCTCACCACGGGCTTTGATGCGCCCCACGTTGACGTGATCGCCATGCTGCGCGCGACAGAATCACCGGGGCTCCTGCAGCAGATCATTGGCCGTGGCCTGCGTCTAAGTGAAGGGAAAGCCGATTGCCTTATCTTAGACTATGCCGAGAACCTCGAGCGGCACTGCCCGGACGGCGACATATTCAATCCTACCATCAAGCCAATGGGCGGAAGTGAAAGTTTAAACTTCATTCACTGCAAGTGCCCTGATTGCAATGTCGTGAACCAATTTGTGACCCGAGTGAACAGAGAGAATTTCAAGGTCGACGAGCACGGCTATTTCGTTGACCTCGATGGCATGCGGATCCCTACAGAGTTCGGTGACATGCCAGCGCACCACGGGCGGCGTTGCAACGGCCTCGTGCGCGTTGCAGGCGGTGGCCTTGATCGATGCCGCTATCGCTGGACGTTCAAGGCATGCAAGACGTGCGAAGGCGAGAACGACATCGCAGCGCGCCACTGCGTTGAGTGCAAGGCGGAGCTAGTTGATCCCAATGAAAAGCTTCGCATTCAATTCGCGGAGATGAAGAAAGACCCGACGCAGAAACAGACCGACGAAGTCATAGGCTGGTCGTCGAGGCACTCGGTCTCAAAGGCCGGGCACCCAGTGATCAAGGTCAATGTCGTCACGAAGTATAGGTCGTTCTCTTTCTGGGTTCAGAAGGAGCCGAAGCATAAAGATGCTTACAATCTACTCCACATGTACGCTGCATTAGACGGCAACGAGCCAGAGACCATCACTTACCGCAAAGACGGCGACTGGTACAAAGTCTTTGCCTTCAATGGACCTGCAGATGAAGCTCCCCAATAAGATCCGCGTCTATGGCGACATAGAGTATCGCGGCACATGCGCAAGCGAAGCCGTTGAGCAAGTGACGTTCTTCAATCGCCTGCGCCGCGGGTTCAAGGATACCTATGGTCTGATCGCGCTGCACCCGCGCAACGAAGGTCAGAGGCACTTCAGGCAGGTCGCCAAGGAGAAGGCCGAAGGCATGGTCAAAGGCGCGTCTGACGTGATCATCCCCGGCGCTCCCGCATTTGTCTGCGAGATCAAGCGCAGGGACCACACTAAAAGCCAATGGCAGGATGGACAACAGGAGTTTCTATATGCCGCCAAAAAAGCAGGGGCGTTCGTCTGCATCGCGCTCGGGGCGGACGCGGCGTGGGAAGCCTTCGACGATTATCTGGCCATCAGGCAGCCCGAGCTTTCAGATGAAGGAAGTGATGGAGGGGAGGAAACCGATTGAGGATCTCGATGCAGGCATCAAGTCCGCGATCCGCATTGAGATCTACCGGGCGGCATGCGCCGTCTTGGAGCACGAAGACAAAACCTCGCGAAAAACAGCTCTGGCGAGGATTCCGGCAAGGATTCGGCCGCACATCGAAACAGAGGCCAGACGCATATGGGAGATGAGAAAAAATGACGAATCATGAAATTGCCGTGCTCATGGCATGGGCTTTTGGGTTAATTTGGCTGGGCATGATAGCCCAAATCACGATTAGGGTTCTTAATGAAAAACCTCAAGATAACAATGATTTACAGGGGCAGAACAGTCTGCCAGTGCCACGTCCGTTTGGGAAATTCCGTGCCAGATAAAATATTTTTTAGAATTTACAAAAAAGTGCTTGCACCGATCTTTGGGATATGTGAGAAGGGGGTGTCGCCGCTGTGGCGCTAGATTTTAAATTGGAGATTTTAAGATGAACATCCCAAACCGCATGCACCCAGACGCTCTCATCGCCCTCAAGGCAGCTGCTGATACGGCAGTTGCCATATACGACGCTGCCAAGGCAGAGTTCGCCAAGGACTACGATCTCGGCCGCCACGAAGGCAACGAGAAGGATGTTACAGTCTCGCTCTCGCAGCGTTCGGTCATGGACTACGACAAGTTGTTCAAGGACTATGGCATCACCAAGGAGCAGTTCGAGCTGTTCTCGGCATGCAAGAAAGACGGCAAAGACTTTGTCGTCGTGAGCGTTGTCGCAAAGAAGAAAAAGGAGGCCGCGTAATGGCGGTCTCCCCAAAGAAGGGCGATGTTGTTGCTGTCAGATTTGACAGCAGCAGCACCGACATCAAAATGAAAACCACGCGCTATTCGTATTGGCGGTTAGCGCGTGTTATCTCGGCCGATCGAAAAGGTCGTGTCACTAAGTTCCGCGTTGTCGCGGATCCCGCTCATATTATTTCTGACGTCGATGCCATCCCCGCGCAGGTCCACACCATCATGGGTGAGGCGCAAAATAAAGCTCGCGCGTTGGCTGATACGATCGGCAAAGACTACGACAAAAACTACTTCATGAAAGATGAAGAATTGAAGAAGGCAATTATCAATGGACTATAATATGCTGTTACGCGTGCTCGAGGACGATAAGATTTCGTCATCAGCAAAAGTACTATGGGTCAGGCTTTACCTGATCTACGGAACCCAGAAGGGTATAACAACGTTGTACGTTAACTTAGCAAAGGAGCTTAAGATTAATACATGGACCGCGTCATCAAACATGCGAATGTTGATCAAACGCGGCGCAGTAAAAGTAAATCGCAATTATGATGAAAACGGCCGAACAGCAAGCACGTTCACGCTGGTCGAGCCAAACAAGTGGAAGAAAAAATGAACCTTGCAGAAATTTTGAAAGCAGCAACAGTAAAGGAAAATGATAGTATGGATATCAACGTTTCATTATCGAAGAAAGAAAAGACGCACGGCGTGTACAAGGAGACGGCTAGCCTGTCTCAGGCATTAAAGGACGTCATGCGCTCTGGCCGCAATTGGCAGGACATGAACGATCAACAAAAAGAATCGCTTGAGTGCATTGCCATGAAGCTTGCGCGCTTGTTGAATGGCAATAAAAATCATCGTGACCATTGGGATGACGTAGCAGGCTATGCTACGCTCGGTGGCGAGGGTGGGTCTGTTAGCCTGCCGACAGTACGCAACGACATTGAAGAGGCCTTAGGACAATGAAAAGACACGCTGACGCTTTGACGATCGAACACATTATCGAGCTGCGGGCGCGTCTCGCAGAGGCAGAGCGTCAGCGTGATAATGCTTTGGATGCGCTTATGCTTATGCGTCGAGAGCAAGATAGAATTAACAAAGCATTAAAAGAAATTACTAATGCCGCGCTGAAGGAGGGTGAGTGATGTATCAGTTTTTCAACGACTTTCTATACGACAAGATGACGTTTGGCGCGACTATGCTTATATTTATTTGCGCTGTTATTCTCGCCACTCCATTTGTTGCAATAAGAAGTATTATGGCAATAAAAAAAGAGGACAAGTGATGGAACCCTGCGGATTTCGCGATTGGATGGCGTTGCTGTTGTGGTTGCCTCTTGTCTTTTGCGTATGGATGATAATGATCGGTATGGCGATGATCGGGTGGAGATTTATCAAGGATTAAGACAGGGCCTCGCTGTTCAGGGGCAATTCAGAGGGAATATTAAGATGTTAGATAAAACAAAGAAGACAGAAGTAGTGGCAATCACTGCGCCAAAAATACAAACAGCAAGCTTTAAGCTTATTGGCACAGCACCATTTGTTCAGGCGCGCTTTTCACAAAAAGCAAAGCTTGCCATGATGGCAAAAATGGAAGCAGGCGGAACAGCAAAAGGTAAAAAGATCCGCGATGCTCGAGACTTCGATCAAGACTGTCGCGATGCCATGCATATAGGCGTCGATGGCAAGAACGGTGTGCCAGCTGGCGCATTCCGTAATGCCATGATCTCGGCTTGCCGTCTCGTCGGTTTCAAGATGACACTTGCGAAGCTCTCGATCTTCGTCGAAGCAGACACGTTCGATGCTGTCGATGGTGTCCCGCTTGTTCACCTGCACGGTGACTGGGAGCGTCTCGATATGCATACGCGTAACGCTACAGGCGTTGTCGACATCCGCGTTAGGCCGATGTGGCGGCAATGGCATATTGATCTGCGCGTCAAATATGATGCTGATCAATTCACTCTTAAAGATGTGACAAACCTTCTCATGCGCGCTGGCGTACAAGTCGGTATCGGTGAAGGTCGTCATGACTCTAAGTCATCAACGGGGCTCGGTTTTGGGACGTTTGAAATTGAAGGAGCTTGATGTGGATATTCATACAATAAAAGAAGAGCTTCAGTCTCTCGCAAAAGACGGCTACCTCGAGCCAGAGCAAGTCGTCGAGGCTGCGAGAAACCCCAACTCATCCATGCACAATCAATTCGTGTGGGATGATACGGAAGCAGCTCAGGCCTATCGCGTTCAACAAGCTCGTGCTTTGATCAAACGTGTAAAGGTTGAAGTCATCCGCGCAGATAATGAAGTTGTGCGAGTTCCTGTATTCGTACGATCGCCGACAGGCACGGGATATGAAACCACGCAGCAAGTTGTGGTCCGCCATGCTGATCGGATCTCGATCGTACTCATCACACTCACGACGTGTGCGACGATGCTCAAGAATCTGGCTGCGCCAGAGCTCGACGAGCTCATCGAGCACATCGAGAGGCTCAAGGAAAAACTAATCCTTGAGAATGCTGCCTAAGAACTAAGGCAGGCTATGCGTGTCGAGGCTAGGCTCGGTCAGGTCAGGCGAGATTTGGCAAGGCAGGCGAGGCGCGGCAACGCGAGACTGGGCCGCGCAGTGCTCGGCTGGGCATGGCAGGCAAGGCGTTGAATGTCGTGGCAGGGCGAGACGAGGAATGGCAGGCGTCCCATGGGCTGGATTGGAGCTGCATGGCGACGCTGGGCACGGCAGGCTTGACTAGGAAGGCCCCGCTTGGATTTGCGGGGCATGGCACGGCTAGGCAGGCGAGACTAGGCACGGTTCGGCAGGGCGAGGCAAAACGGGGCAAGGAAAGGCACGGCAGGCTAGGCAACGTTCGGCAAGGTAGGGCCCGGTCTGGCTAGGCATGGCAGGCGAGGCATCGTACGGTTCGGCGCGCACTGGCCGGGCAGTATTTGGCAACGCAGGCGCGGAGAGGCATCGCATGTAAGGGCGATGCGCGGCATGGAGCGGCGCAGACAGGCGAGGCAGGCGTGGCAACGCGGAGCACGGCCAGACTAGGTCGGGCGAGGCAGGCATGGAGCGGCGCGGCGCGACGCTGCTAGGCAAGGCGAGGCAGGCTCGACGTGGACGGCAAGGCTTGGAACAGCTGGGCTAGGTTTGGCAAGGCATCGCAGGCTGGAAAGAGGGGGCTTCGGCTCCCTCTTTTTGTGCTTGCAATATTTTGCAATCACTGTTATGTGTTGCGCGTTGTTAGATTTTAGATTGGAGATTTTAGATGACTGACATTTTTCAAGAATGCGACCGACTTCGCCAAGCTTATGCAGAGGACGCTGTCCGTAAGGGTTTCGATCCTCGCGGCGCATACGCCTCGAGCATGTACCAGATCGCGATCGAGGTCTTCATCAAGCTTATGGTGGACGGCAAGGCTCCTCCCTTCGAGGAGCACGTCCAGTGGTATCTCAACCGAATTGAGGAAGAGGCGGGCTTGTGATATGGGGGGCACTGCTCTTCTTGGGCAGTTCCTCCCTTACTTAGGGGCTCGAAAGAGCCCCTCTTTTTCATGTATGAGGGAGCTATGAAATATTTATCTGTTTGTTCCGGCATCGAAGCGGCTTCTGTCGCGTGGCATTCCCTTGGATGGGAGCCTCTCGCCTTTAGCGAGATCGAATCATTCCCCCGCAAAGTTTTGGCATACCATTATCCTGATGTGCCATTGCATGGGGATTTCACTATCCTGCGCGACCAAGACTGGATCCGCGATGCCGATGTCCTTGTCGGCGGCACACCTTGTCAAGCATTCTCCGTGGCCGGACAACGTCAGTCTTTGAATGATGATCGAGGAAATTTAACCCTAGAATTTGTGAGGCTTGCAGATGCAATCGACAATCTTCGACCTATTGGATCAGGATCCATCATCGTTTGGGAAAACGTCCCCGGCGTTCTCTCCGTCAAAGACAACGCCTTCGGATGCTTCCTCGCTGCCCTTGTGGGGAACGATTCCCCTCTCATCCCGACAGGGGGGAAGTGGACAAACGCTGGTATGGTTATGGGACCGAAAAGACGTGCAGCGTGGCGAGTTCTCGACGCTCAATACTTTGGAGTGGCCCAACGACGCCGACGTGTGTTCGTTGTCGCAAGTTCTCGAGACGGGTTTGATCCCGCAGAAGTACTTTTTGAGCGCGAAGGCGTGCGCAGGAATACTCCGCCGAGCAGAGGCGAGGGGCAAGTCACTCCCACCCTCACTAAAGAGGGGACTGGAGTTAGTCGCACAGGATTCAACGAAGACGGATGGTATGTGACAGCTCACGAGCCTGTGGTCGGCACCCTCACGGCGAACGGGGTTGCGGATTACGGCGCACCAGCGGTCGATGCGGGGCATTATTTGCCGATTGCATTCAACTCAAAAGATTACGGGAATGATGCATCCGTCAATCTTAGCCCGACTTTAAGATCTTTAGGTTCCTATGACGCCAACGGCGGTGCATCGATGGCGGTGGCGCAGCCAATTGCTATTCATCCGCATGTTGTGGGTCGATCAGCAAACGCTGGGCCGCAAGGAAAAGAATATCTGACAGACGGATCCGCATACACGATGGATTCACGGGGTGTTTCGCAGGCTGTGGCGCAACCAATTCCACTTGACACGATGAACATTATTGAAAGGCCATCTGATGAAAGAAGAGCAAACCGTATTGGGCGCGGATATGGTGAGGCTGGTGATCCAATGTTTACAATTACAAAAGGCCATAGCCATGCAGTAGCGCAGCCGATGGCATACGCATCTTCCGATGGCATTGTTCGTCCTCTTGATGGAGTCATGTCCGCATTGGATTCGGCCGGGGAAAGCCGTGGAACAAATCAACAAAGGTTTGTTCAGCAGGAAATGGCCGTGCGCCGCCTAACCCCGCGCGAGTGCGAGCGTCTACAAGGATTCCCAGACGATTATACCGCCATCCCCGGCGGTGCGGACGGGCCTCGATATAAGGCTTTGGGCAATTCCATGGCGGTGCCCGTCATGCATTGGATCGGAAAACGGGTCGATAAATTTTTAAGTTAATGCATTTTTTTGCTTGCACTAAAAACAGGAGGTCTATATTGTGATTCTTGTTTGGGGATGGCCCCGACTAGATTGGAGATTTTAGATATGACAACATTCGACGCAATTGAGATCATCGAACAGGCTGACGAGGACACCGACACCACGATCTGGGTCGCGGCTTTTCAGGCCCTGATTGATAGCGGCATCGTATGGTCCTTGCAGGGCTTCTACGGCCGCGAAGCACGGTTCCTCATCGACATGGGGATTTGCCATGGGTAATGCGTCCACAAAGACCGTCACATTCCGTTCGATCCTGAACGCTGCGGCATTCCGCAAAGGCTTTGAGGAGGCCCAGAAAGGCCTCCCGCTCGATCCTGACGCGTATCCCTTCGGGAAGGATATCTGGCTATACGAGCGCGGCCGTCAATTCGCCTGCCTGTATGCTGGGCGCATCAAGGAAGGTAAACACATCCGCCTCGATGCTTTGTACGCCTTCGCACAGGCTTATAATGCGCGGCATATTATTTGAGGTTCGTGCATTTTTCTGCTTGTACTGATTTGCGATTCGTGGCATGAAGATTGGGCAGGCCGCTGGTGGCCTCTAGATTGGAGATTTAAGATGAATACTGTATCCGTAAAGAACCCCTTCAAGAACCTCGAGATCTACGGCGCGCTCGCAGACTATCGCGATGAGATCGTATTCGGCATCCATTACATGAAGATCATGGGCAAAGACGTGCCATACGCCTTCATGGTCGAAGAGAACCTCGAGGATCCTTTGGACGTGCTCGGCATCATGGTTTCGGGTTCTAACCCTGAAGCTGCCGCCAAAAACTACATTGAGTACATCGGCGAGAAATACGAAGCCTATTACGACGACCATGGGCTGGTGGCGAAATGAGGATGGGCCGCACCGTACGGATCGAGGAGGATGTAGACGGGATCTGGATCCTCCGAGAGGATGACCAAGGATACCGCTGGTATGAGCTAGCGCATGGCGCTGGCGACCTCCATCGAGAGGGCAAGGTGTTTATACCGCAGTCTGGCCGATGGGCTCTACGGCCGTCCTATGGCGGCTCTGTGGATGACTTTATGCGCGAAATGTTCGGTTAAGGGCCCTTCGGGGCCCTTTTACTTAGATGAATAGTAAGATTGAATATTTTATAAGTCATTGAAATCACAATAGATATTTAAATTAAATGCCTAGTGCCCTCTAGAGTTATATATTGATCTATAATGGGACAGAATTATTTAGTGATAGAGAGATAGACATGGAGCCTGTTTTTGAGGAATAGAGAGAAGAAGTATCTATTATATATTTATATATATATTTATTTATAATTTATTTATTATAGAAATCAAGAACTTAGCTCCCGTTTTGGTTAGTGACCCTTTTGGATATTTAAACTATCTATTTTGCTGGCTAGGCGCGATTTGCACTTTTGGCCCGTAGAGCTTATTATCTTGCTGTTTTTGGAGGATTTCTCATGCCTGCGGGCAGACCAACGAAATATAAGCCTGAATATTGCGAGAAGGTGATTGAGGTCGGGAAGCTCGGCGGATCTCTCACGAAGATGGCTCTTGCTTGCGATGTCGATAAGGCTTCGCTGCATGATTGGGCGGCAAAGCACGAAGATTTTGCCCTAGCCCTCACGCGCGCGCGTTCTGAATCTCTCGCGTGGTGGGAAGACCAAGCTCAGAAAAACATGGGCAACGCGAAATTCAATTCTTCCCTGTGGAAGATGATGGTGGGATCTCAGCACCGAGAAGAGTACGGCGAAATGAAACGCGCGCTCGAGATCACTGGCAAGGATGGCGGCCCTATTCAAACGCAAGCTATCGTCATCGATCCCTCCTCTTTGGACGAGGAGGCGCGCGAGGCCCTGCTCTATGCCATGGATGCTGTGGATCAAGCAGAAACAGGCGCTGACCAGCCTTTTGAGGATGACGAGTGACCGACGAAGAGGTCTATGTCAGGCTGCCTGACGGCCGTCTCGTTGCGGCGAAGGCACAAGCGATCGCGATCGATCAGTATGATTGCCCGAGATCCTTCGTAAAGTTTATTCAGCGCGCTTGGAAGGTTGTGGAGCCCGGCCAAGAGTACAAGCACAACTGGCACATTGACCTGCTAGCTGCCCACCTCGAGGCGATTACGAAGGGCGTCATGGTCGACGACGAGAGGTACTACAACCGCCTCCTGATCAACGTACCGCCGGGGGCAATGAAAAGCCTCATCACGAACGTCTTCTGGCCTGCATGGGAATGGGGGCCGCGCAGGATGCCCTCGATGCGCTACGTCTGCGCCTCGCACAGCATGGACCTCGCAACGCGAGACAGCACCAAGATGCGCCGCCTGATTCAGTCCAAGTGGTATCAGGATCGATGGGGCGACATCGTCGAGCT